GGACGCGCGCCTGCGCCGCGCGCGGCGGCTCCAAGAGGCGTTCGCGTCAAGTCGGCCCCGGTGCGGGTGTCGTAGGAGGGTTCAGAAATGACGATTGGCGACAAGAGCGCCCAGTCCTACGGCTGGCGCGTCAAACTGGAAGCCCCTCTGCCTGACGGCGAGGGGATCAAGATCCCCACGCCGGGCATCGATCAGCGCTACACCGATATTCGTCATGCCGACATCACCGTCGCTTCGACCAACAAGGTCTATCGCGACGGCGACGCCGGGATCGATCTGGCGTTCGACATGACCGAAGGGGCCGAGACCGTCGAGGTGTCCAACCATACCGGCTCGACATGGCCGCTCGGCGACGAGATCTACGTGTTCTGCCCCCATCTTCTGGCGGAAGGGGCCAACGAGTGGGACCTCAAGGGGCAAATCTGGGATCTCCAGCAACGCGTGTCTGCGCTGGAAGGCGCGACCATGCAGCAGACGCAAAAACCGCCAAGAGACGCTTCTGAACCCTCCAAGGCTGCGCCTGCGCCCGTTAAAGCCGCGATCCCGCCCGCGAAGCCGCCGAATTCGCCGACGAGGGGCCCAATTCCGCCGACAAGGGATCGATGAGCGACCGGATCGAACTCAGGAAGCTGCTCGAACGCAAGAAGGCGATCCTTCTGGCGCGCGACGACGTGATCGCGTTCGCCCGATTTATGATGCCGATCCCCGACGCGCAGGACGACGTGTCTGTGTCGCTTTACCGGCCCGCCAAACACCATCGCGTGCTCGGCGCGGCCCTCGAAGAGGTCGAAAAAGGTGTCTACAAGCGGCTCCAGATCACCCTTCCGCCCAGACACGGCAAGACCAAGCTCGCCTCGCACCTGTTCGCGGCCTGGTTCATAGGCCGGAACCCGGAGAAATCGCTGATTTGCGCCACATATTCCGAAAAATTCGCCTGGGATCACGGTCGGGCGGTGCGCGACCTGATCGAAAGCCCTCTTTTCCGGCAAATTTTCCCGAATGTGCGGCTCAAGAGCGGCTCTGCAAGCATGGATCGGCTCGAAACCGAAGACGGAGGCGTGCTTTTCTTCCTCGGGCGGGGTTCTGGTGCGACCGGACGCGGCGCGGACGTGATTTTGCTCGACGATCCGACCAAAGACCGCAAAGAGGCCGACAGTCCGACGATCCGTGAGCAACTTTGGTCCTGGTATACCCAGGTTTTGCAGACACGGCTGATGACCAAGGCCGGAGCTATCGTCATCATCCAGACACGCTGGCACGAGGACGACTTGATCGGGCGTTTAACCGATCCGCAGAACCCCTGTTACTCCGCCAGCGAAGCCAAGAAGTGGCGGGTGATCGACATGCCGGCGATTGCGCGCGAAAAGGACGTTTTGGGCCGCAAAAAGGGCGAAGCCCTGTGGCCGGAGCGGTTCGACCGCGAATATCTCGACAACATCCGCGAAACCGACATTCGGGGCTTTCAGGCGCTCTACCAGGGCCGCCCGACGCCCGAAGAGGGGAGCTTCTTCAAGGCGGTTCATATGCGCACCTACGCGCGTGTCTCTGACATGCCGCCGAAAGAAAGACTTCGCTTTTATGGCGCGAGCGATCACGCCGTGTCTCTCGAACAGGGCCGCGACAAGACGTGTCTGATGGTCGTGGGTGTCGACGATCACGACCAGATGTGGGTCCAGCCCGATATTTTCTGGCAGCAGGCAGACACGCAGCTCGTCGTCGAGACGATGACCATCTTGATGGAGCGTTACAAACCCCTCTTTTGGTGGGCGGAAAAGGGCCATATTTCGAAGAGCATCGGCCCGTTTTTGCGCAAGCGCATGCTCGAAAAGCGGGTGTTCTGCTCGCTCGACGAGCTGACGCCGGTCGGCGATAAGCAGACACGCGCCCAGAGCGTGCAGGCGCGCATGTCGATGATGAAGATCCTCTTTCCTGGGTTCACGCGCTGGTGGGCCGAGGCGCACGATCAGATGCTCAAATTTCCGCAAGGCGCGCACGACGACTTCGTCGACACGCTCTCCCTGTTCGGGCAGGGGCTGTACAAAGTGCGCGGCCATCGCGTGCCGCCGAAAGAGAGCAAGGAGCCCAAGCAGGGAACTTACGGCTGGGTGATCGAGAGCGCGGAAAAAGAGCGCAAGCGCGAGCGCGAAAACGTGACAGTGGGAGGCTGGTGAAATGGCGGACACGACCGCGTCTCCGAACCAACCCAGCCTCTTGGATCAGCTTCTTGCCGACCAGCCGGGCGGCGTCCCGATGGACGCGCTCATGCAGGAGGAAAAGAAAAACGAGGATCTGCTCGACCGCGATCCGCCCGATCCGCCGGAGAGCCGCAAGGAGCTGGTGTCGCAATGGGCCGACAAGGTCAAGCGCGCCAAGAAATACTGGGAGCCCGTCTTCAACCGGATGAAGGCCGATCAGGATTTCGCCGCTGGCTATCAATGGTCGAAGGAGGAGAAGGACGACAGATATACGGCCAACCTGACGCTGCGCATCATCGCCCAGCGGGTCGCGTTCTTCTACGCCAAGAACCCCAAGTTTGAAGCGTTTCGGCGTCAGCGCATTTTGAACACCGTGTGGGACAACGAACAGACGACGTTGGTGTCGCTCCAGCAATCCGCCGCCGCAATCTCGCAGCAAGTGATGATGGGCGCGATGGACCCGGCGATGGCGCAGCAGGCGCAGGCGCAGGCGATGCCCATTCTTCAGGACGCCGCCCGCGTCAAGCAGGAGGAAGAGCAGCTCGGCAAAATTGGGAAAACGCTTGAATTGTTGTTCCGGGCCAACGTCGATGCCGCCCCTCAAGATTTCAAACAGATGATGAAAATGACCGTGCGCCGCGCCTCGACCACGGGCGTCGGGTATCTGAAGCTCGGCTTCGAACGCGTGATGCAGAAGAAGCCCGAGATCGAGCAGCGCATCGCCGATATTTCGAACCGGCTCTCGACGCTGGAGCGCATCTCTGCCGACATCCACGACGATCAGACCGACGAGAACAGTCCCGAAGCTGAACAACTCCGGCTCCTGCTGAACGACCTCAAGGCGCAGACACAAGTGGTGGTGCGCGAAGGCTTGACTTTCGACTACCCGGTGTCGACGGCGATCATCCCCGATCCCAAGACCATGTTCCTGCGCGAGTTCCTCGGAGCCGACTGGGTTGCGCAGGAGTTCGTCCTGTCGCCCAACGACGTGAAGGAGATTTACAACGTCGATGTCGGCAAGAGCTTCAACGCCTACAAGGGCGTCGATGACGGCGTGACGGTCACGTCGCGCAGCGGGTTTGTGGTGTTGCAGGACAAGACCGCCAGGACCGACAATCGCGAGGGCAACGACGGGCGCTCGTGCGTCGTGTGGGAGATCTGGAACCGCAAGGACGGGCTCGTCTACACGATGTGCGACGGCTACCCCGACTTTCTGCGCGAGCCGGCGTCACCCGAAGTCTACACGGATCGTTTCTGGCCCTGGTTCGTCCTGACGCTGAACGAAATCGACCACGAGACGATGATCTTCCCGCCCTCTGATGTGAAGCTCATTCGCGACATGCAAATGGACTACAACCGTGGCCGTCAGGGCATTCGCGAGCATCGCCGGGCGGCGCGACCGAAGACCGTCACCGCCGCCGGCATGATCGACGCGGAAGACTTGGAGAAGCTTTCGAACCACCCCGACAACGCGATCATCGAATTGAACGGGCTCCAGCCCGGCCAGAAAGTCGACGATCTCTTGCAAGCGTTCAGGGGCCCGCCAATCGACCCCAACCTGTACGAAGTCGAGCAGACCTTCACCGACATGATGCGGGTCAGTGGCATTCAGGACGCCAATATCGGGCAGACCGGCGGTTCGCCGAGCGCCACCCAGTCGAACATCGCCGAGGCGTCGCGCGCGACAGCGATGGGCGCGAACATCGACGACATCGATGATCTTCTTACTTCGTTCGCCCGCGCCGGGGCGCAGATCCTCCTGCAAGAGGTGTCTGTAGACACCGTCAAGCGCATCGTCGGCGAGGGCGCGGTCTGGCCTGACATGTCACGCCAGCAGATCGCCGATGAACTTTGGCTCCAGATCGAAGCCGGAAGTACCGGGCGTCCGAACCAAGCGCAGGAGATCGCTAATGCCGAGCGGATATTCCCGATGCTGATGCAGCTCCCCGGCATCAAGCCCGAGTGGCTCGCCAAGGAACTCATCAAGCGGCTGGACGATAAGCTCGACATCACGACTGCGTTCCAGTCGATGCTCCCTTCCATTATCGCCATGAACGGCATGGCGTCGCGCTTGGGCGCTGGCCCGCAGGCTCCCGGCGGGCCGATGGATTTCCCGGGCGCGGGCCCGGCTCAAGGCCCGGCGGGAGGTTCGAATGCGCCGCAAGGCCCGCCGCCGGGGGCGCAGCGTCCGCCCGACCAGACGGGTCGCCCTCCTCCTCCGGGTCCGATGCCCGGGCCTCCCCACATTGTCGCGTCGGGCGGAAGATCTGTTGCGTAGTGTCTTTTTTCACGGTAGACACCACAGGCACGGGCAGACACGCCCGTGGAGACACCGACGTAAATGGCAGATCCGTCGACTGCCGACCCAGTAGCAGGTCACGCGAACGCTTCCGAACCACCCGTAACAACGGGCGCGTCGGAGCATTCGCCGTCGACCACCCCCGACGTAAGCGCCTCCCCGTCAGAGGCTGAGAAGAGCGACACTAAGGAGACGCTGCTCGAAGCGGTGATGAAGGCGGTCAAGCCCGCCGACGACACTGAAGAGAGCGGGGATCTCGCCGGGACTTCGCCACCCTCGGAGAGCGTTCCTAGTTCCGAACCCGAAGCCAAAACGGGTGAAGCGGACAAGGGGCCAGACCTCACCAAAGACCCATCTGCCGACGAACTCGCGGCGTACAACAAACGCACCCGCGAGCGCATCGAGCAGTTGCTTGGACAGCGCAACGCCTTCAAGGCCGAAGCCGAAGTCACGCAGACACTGCGAAATTTTCTCGTCACCAACGACATCGCACGGGAAGATTTCCAGCTCACGCTCGACTTAGCAGCGGCCATGCGGCGCGGCGACTTCAAGTCGTTTTTGGAGGGCGTCGGACCCTACGTTCAACTCGCCACGCAGGCGCTCGGGATCACGCTCCCGCCGGATCTCCAAGGAGAGGTTCAGCAGGGTCGCGTGACGTTCGACGCGGCGGCTCAAATGTCGCGCGACCGGTATGCGAGGGCTCTTGCCGAGCAGCGCGCGACGCGCGTCACGCAGGTAGCGAGCACTCAGTACACCGCCGCGCAGCAGCAACATCTCTCGCGCTCCATCGAGCAAACGGTGAGCGCGTGGGAGAACGGCATCCGTCAAAGCGACCCGGACTACGGACGCAAGGAAGAAACCGTGAGGAACTTCCTTTGGGCTGTAGTCCAGGAACGAGGGGCTCCGCAGTCGCCGGAGCACGCTGTCGAGATCGCCAAGGAGGCTTACTCCCGGGCGAACAGAACGCTTCAAACCTTCGCCCCTCAACGACAACCGACCAGGGCAGTTCCGAGCAGCATCAACCGCGCCGCGTCAGGCGCACGCCCGGAACCGCGTTCTCTGATGGAGGCCGCCGAACTCGGGCTTGCGCGTGCTCGCGGAGCATAGCTCCGAGGAGCCAAGCACATGGCCTTCACAGCAGGCGAAATCGCCTCAATTGCGAACGCGTCACTTGATTACTACTTCAACAAAGGCGGGCAGTTCGACCAGTCGATCCAGAACAAGCCTCTTCTGAACCTCCTCGAAGGTCGCAAAAAGACTTTCCCCGGCGGCAAGGGCAACATCTCGCTCGCGGTCGTCGGGACTTACGGCGACGGTTCCGGCAACGATGTCGTCAAGGGCTACACCCACAACGACGCGGTCGGGTTCTTCACTCCGGCCAATATCAAGCGGGCCAACTACCCCTGGCGCGAACATCATATCGGTCTGACGCTCACCCACACCGAGCTGAAGATCGACGGCATCAGCGTCGTAGACACCAACGGCGAGCGCACGGCGGAACATTCCAAGCGCGAGTTGACGGTGCTGGTCAACCTGCTCGAACAGAAATTGTTCTCGCTGGGCGAGCAATACGCGCGCACCATGAACGCGCTTCTGTGGAACGACGGCACGACGGACGCCAAGGCGCTCGCCGGCATGCGCTCGATCATCAAGGACAATCCTTGCGTCGGCGTCGTCGGCGGCCTCGAC